AACATTCCGTAGAGTGTGGAGCGGTTAAACCCGTGAAAGGAACAAGAGCAACAATTAAAGCAATAGGATGATAATATATGGCAACACAAAGCGAGAAAAGTGAGATGATGGCGAAAGCCACGGAAATCAAGACCGAAACGGTTATCGGTGCAAATACTGCATTGCGTGTCGGTGGATTGTTGGAACAAATTGTGGATGCCCTACCCGTTGAGCAGGGCTTCGCATTAAGTTAAAGGAGGAAAGAAATGGCACAACTTATCAATATCAACTCAACCGAGTTTCGCAGATGTAACCTTTCCGCCATTCAGACGGGAGGAACGTGGGCGAGCCTTGTCCCCGATGAAAACGAAATCATCCTTATTTCTACAGCTAACGCTTTAACAGCAGACGGTAGCGGAAACTGCGATGCGTACATCGTCGGCGATGGAACAACGGCTGCGACGGCATTGCCTTTGCTGCAAATAAATGAAGGTGACAAGGAGCTGAAAATCTTTGTAGCAGAGCAACTGAAGGAAAAAGCAGAGCAGGGAAAAACGCTGATAGTAAATAACTACTATTTGAAAGCGTCGAACGGCAAATTCGCTTCAGCAACAAATTGGAATTGTGTTTATGTTCCAATTTATAAAGGTGATATACTCGTCGTTTCTTCAGATTTCAATGCAACGGTGGCAGGGTACGGATTGTTTAAGACATTGCCGACAACATCGTCGACTGCCGATATCTTCTCTTCTACTCAAGGGACTATTATCGCACCATTTGACGGCTATCTCGTATGCAATTACTATTCTGACATATCACATTGTTCTGTCATCAAGTATGTTGAAAACGGAAATGCGCGAGAGGATATTGACTCAATGCTTTCCGGCATGACAAAGGACATATATTCGACGGAATTTTTCCTCGGATATGTTGTTCCTGCAAATGGGAAAATAAACTCAGACCCATACCACCAACTGACATACATTCAAGTCGAAGTAGGTGATGTGTTGTATAGCAATGGAACAATCACAAGCAGCCTCGGTGCCGGTTATTCAGACACCGTTCCAGCAATAGGAACGACCCTTGCCCTTAAAGTTCCTGTGGGTACTACGTTCCCGTTGACGGCAGAACGCTCCGGCTACTTCGTGGTGGGAGCGCACAAAGATGACGCATTGTATCTATACAAGAAAGGCGTGCTCAATGTGTCCGAAGAAATTGCGAGGATTGACACTGAAATATCCGAAACAAATCAGGATGTGGCAGAAGTAAATACTCTCGCCAATAGCCTATCCTCGGAAATGGTAATTTATAAAAACATAATGTCGCCTGATGTAACATACGAAAACAAGTACATGACGCAGGCAGGCGTGTGGGCAAGTGCAAATTATCAAAAACTACTTATTTTTGCCGTTTCTCCTAATACCGTGTACTATATTGCAGAGCCTTTGCAGAATCACGCGGTGGTTGCATGGTACGACCATCTCCCATCGGAAAATGAGGCTGCGACAAATTTCGTGCCTTATTCGGAGGACGCAAGCAAATATCAAAAATCACCGTCTGATGCAGCGTACATGTTAATCTCTGGATATTGGAACACTTCGTTAAATAGAGAGCCAAAAGCCTATAACACCATAAAGACGCAGACATATCTCGAAGAGACAAGGGATAACGGCAAAGCGCGTTCTTTGAATAGGGACAAAGAAATACTTTACATCGGCGACTCAATTTCAACTTTCTCGTACTATTGGCAAGGCTACTTGGAAGAAGACTACGGACTTCATTATTTGAGAACGCTCAATGGGCATCCCGCTGCTATCGGTGCAACCACATTTATGCCGAATGAAGAAGAAAATAATAGCCCCACATGGGATAGTACGCTCGGATGTAAATCAATTTGGTGGAGATGTTGCAACCAGCGGTTGAAAAATAACGGCTACAACCCCGGAATCATCTCTTTATTCGGAGGTATAAATGACATTGCCCAAGGCAACAAGGACTACGTTACAATAGGAAGCGTCGGAGATACGCCACTTGTGGACGACTCAAGCACGTTCGATGAAACAACGGTGGACTTTAGCGGAGGATGGCCGACTGCGCTGCAAAATGGGTGGCCTACTGGCATAACGCTCTGCCAAGTAATCAAGGGGTGCTACCTAATGATGAAGAGGGACTTCCCAAATGCGGAAATCATACTGCCAACAATATTGTGCAGCGGCGGTGTCTATGGCACATGGAAGCCTACTGGCGAAACTCTTACAGCAGGGGAGTTGCTTGCTATTCGGCAAGTGCAGATAGCCAATTTGTACGACATCAAATGTGTGCCGTGGTATTGGAGCGAGAGAAATCCAACCACATGCGCTTCGGGTATTTTTTCAAGCGACACTGTGCATCCAAACAAGGTTTTTGCAAAAATCATGGCGGTGTGGTTCGCTGAATACTTACCGTTGTAACGTGTTTCAGAGTGACTAATAATACCCACGGAGGATGAAACGTGTGTAATTTGAACGACTTAAAAAAACACGGGAGCAAGGAGCAGAGATGTTGCGCTTGTCGCATCATCTTTGCGGCCTGCTTTATTGTGTCCGTTGCCCTCATCATTGGCGGTTTCTTCGTGCCGCCGATGGGGATTATAGACGGGAGTGTACTAACCGCCGTTGGGGAGTTGTTTGCGTTCCCGACCCTTGCCTACGGGTTTAGGGCTATCGAATTGGGTTTTGAAATGAAAATCCAACACGGGGACACACGGCTTGTCATTCACAAGGAGGATGGGGAATGAAATACTTCACAATGACGGAATTAACGTCAAGCCCAACGGCAAGGCGGAAAGGGATTGATAACACACCCGATGCAAAGGCAAAGGCGGCATTATCGGCACTTGTGGCGAACGTTCTTGACCCACTACGGGAAAAGTACGGGAAGCCGATTGTCGTTAGTTCTGGCTATCGGTGTCCTAAACTTAATAAGGCCGTGGGAGGTGTGGCACGAAGCCAACACACGAAAGGCGAAGCGGCCGACATCCGTTGTGTGAGTGATAGCCGTGCCGAGAACAAACGTCTTTTCGACCTCATTGTGGCAAGTGGATTGCCCTTTGACCAGTTGATAGACGAATACGGCTACGATTGGGTTCACGTCAGCTTTAGAGACGGGGCAAATCGTCGGCAAATCCTACACGTTAAATGATGTTTGCCCCGTAAACGCATTTTAAGGTGGTTTGTAGCCCTTAAAACATCCGTTTCTTATAACTTACCAACCAAAGCAATAAAAAGCCCGTAGCGGCAATTTTTGGAGAAAATAACGATATGAATGAAGTCTATTACAAAAGTCAGCAGGCATTTCCGATTGAGATTTCGGCCACGGGGTTTGATATGGAAACCGATACGTGGTCGGTGCGTTGTATTGTGGGCGCAACGTCCACCAGTTGCCCGAAAGTCAAGACGGATGACGGGTGGGCTTTTCTACTGGATACATCGAAACTCCGTGTAGGGGTTGTCTTGTGTGTCGTGGAGTATGACGTACCCGATGCCACGTTCCCGAATGGGTTGCGGCATGGTGTTTTCAAAACCAACTTAACACGGATTTTGGACTATGAACGGATGTGATGTTGTAACCATCGGAAACCCCGTCGTGGATGTCGTGACGATTGGCGAGCCGTATTGCCCGAAAGTAAAGACCTTTACCGAGGAATTGTTTTCGTTGGCAGAGGCACAAGGTTACACCCCCACGGGCATCGGTGCGAGATTGGGTTATATTGGCACGTCCACAACCCCGTTACTGGTTATGTGTGCGCAAGGGGATTTCCCTGTGGCCTTTAACGGCTTCATGGCACTACAAGTCCATGCCACGACGGAACGGGGGCAGATCGTCGGTGATGTGTCCTATATGACGGGAACTTACGAAAGCGGTGGAGAGCCATATTTGTCGGTTACTCCCCCCGAACTGGCATCACTAATCGAAAAGGCAAACAATGAAGCATTTCGGGACATATTTGTTTTTTAGTATTATCTTGTTATGTGGTTGCGCAACCAAACGGGAAAGCACAACCAGTTACAAGGTCGTGGAGATACATGACACCCTCCGTCAAGAGGTGGAGAAACACGATAGTATCTTTGTCCGTGATAGTGTACGGGTTTGGGTACAAGGGGACACCATATACCACGACCGATGGAGGGTGGAGTTCCGTGACCGATGGAGGGACAAGGTGCGTGAGGTGTACGTTGAACGTAACGACACCATCATACAACGGGACACCCTGCGAGTGGAACGGCATCAATCCCCGTGGGCAAAGTTTAAGGAAAGGACGGGCGGTTATGCCATCGTTTTCCTACTTGTTGCCTTTTTCGCCCTACTTATTCGCAAAAAGTAACTTTTTCCATTACGTTTGTATTGTCTTTCCGTCTGCCGTGAGGTAGGCGGTTTTTTGTAAACAAGTATTAAAATGGTGTTTGTTTTCTAAACACAAATATTAAAAAACTTTAATAACTTGTATTTTCTTTATTCCAAATTTGGTATTTACTAAATAAGTTACTAAATTTGCACTGTGAACATTAAACAACAACTTAAAACAACAAAACAATGGAAACGACATTAAACTACACAACAAGAGAAATCAATGCCAATTACCGCATCAAGGTACACGGAGTGAACGAAGAAAACGGCAAGAAGCTGAACACGTTGGTCGGTGTTAGCGGATTGTTGAAACTCATCGGTGCAGACCTTTTTAACAAGTTTATGGAAAGACGTGAAAGGTGCATGGATGACGTGTGCGTTTGCAAGCTGCGTAGAGGTTTGAAAGTATCATTTTATGTTAAGTAAGTAATAACCCGAATAAATAACCCTTAAAACAACAATCAAAATGGAAAAGAAGATGAACGTTTACGAACTGGTTACTAACAAGGTAATGGAGCAAATGAGACAAGGTATCATCCCGTGGCATCGCCCGTGGACTGGTGTTGCCGATGGCGCAATCAACTACGTTACACGCAAGCCTTACTCCTTGCTTAACCAAATGTTATTAGGCCGTGACGGGGAGTGGTTAACGTTTAAGCAAATCAAAGAACGTGGGGGAAGCATTAAGAAAGGTGCATCCGCAGGCATGGTCGTTTTCTACACGAAATTCGCCTACAAGAAAGACACCCGAAAGGATGACGGGACAATCGTTGCCGAGGAAAAGGAAATCCCCGTGTTACGTTATTACAACGTGTTCCACATTACGGATTGCGTGGGCATTGAAAGCAAGATGGACACCCAACCCAAGAACGAAACAAAGCCGATAGAACGTGCCGAGGAAATCGTGAACGGGTATGTTACCCGTGAGCAAGGTTTGAAGTTCCACAACGATGCACCGAGCAATCGGGCATACTATTGCCCTGCAACGGATGAGGTTGTCGTGCCGATGATCAGCCAGTACAAGGATGCTGAGGAATACTATTCGACCACGTTCCACGAACTGACACACTCCACAATGAAGAAAAGCCGTTGCGATAGGGAAGCCGATAACAAAATGGCAACTTTCGGGAGTAAAAACTATTCCCGTGAGGAACTGGTTGCCGAACTCGGTGCGGCCTACCTTTGCACGAATGCCCACCTTAATAGCGAGAAATGTTTCCGTAACTCCGTGGGCTATCTGCAAGGTTGGTTGAGGGCTTTGTCAAACGATAGCAAAATGATTGTGTGGGCAGCTTCAAGGGCAGAAAAGGCTGCACGTTACATCATGGGAGAAACAAACGAATAAAAGGAAACGGGGAGGTTAACCACCTCCCCACAATATAAACCAGTATGAAAGAAAAATTGTTTTTTGTAGCAGACGAGGGGGACGGGATGTTGAATGTTTTTGCCCGTGCCGATTTTAACGAAGATGGTTATTACAACGGCCACGAAAACGAAGATGGCTACCACATCTCCGACTTTGATATTGTATTTGAGTCCAACCGATGGGATGATGTTGTACGTTACACCGATAAACATTCCGCATGATGGCACAAGGAAGTATCAATCTTTTAATAGGGTGCGAGGAATGTAGGTTTGCCGATGCCTACGGACGTAACTGCAAACACGGGTTACTTTTCCCCGTACTGGCAACGATGGCAGGCTATGACCGATGCCCTAACTTTCAACCCAAAACAACTGAACAAATCAAAGAACAACTTAAACTCAAACAACAATGAAAACAAACATATTTACAAAGGAATTTTATTCCCACCTTTTCGAGAAGATAGAGGCCGAATTTCCCTACGTTGAACATTGCGAATACAATGGTTATAACTACGGCTTTGATGTTGACGGGTATTACATCGAACTGGACATTTATTTCGCCTTTGAATGGCAAGACGATAGTTTCGACCATGCTTTCGGAACATGGCATGACCCATTCGCAGGGTATGCGGCCGTAGGAGTGGAGAAAGTTGAAAACGTTGAAGTATTCAAAGTTGACACCGACGAGAAGATTGAGGGTTTCGATTGCGATGAGTTCATCGAAACAATTTACGGAAAGGTTGAAAAAGTCAAAGTTAGTTAAAGATTTGGCGGTGTCGGAAATAATGACTACCTTTGCTTCGTTGTTTTAAGGACTGGAGATAATGTTCACACCATTCCACGTCTTTCCCCCGTCTTTTGGCGGGGGTTTTTGTTTAAGGCCGTTTTCGTGGCCGTAGTGCGTTTATTTCCGTTTACCTTATAACTTACCCACACGGGCAAAGATAAACGTTTTACGGGCATATTTGGGGGAAATAACCTACCTTTTCCCGTACAACACCCAATCAATGACACGTCGGTTTGCTTCGTCCACCTTTCGGATGTTGCGTTCAATGTAGATGGCCGTCGTGGAGTTTCGTGCGGCATGGCCTAAAGCCTGCGAAATCACATCATCGGGGATGTCCAGTTCCGCCGCAATCGTCGCCCAAGAGTGTCGGGCAAAATAGGTGGTTATCTTGTCGGGGAGGAATTTGTTGACCTTTGCCGCAAACTGGCGGTAACTGGTTTTTCCCTCTGCCCAAGATAATAACAACGTTTCCCCGTGGTTTCGATCAATGATTTCCCGTGCTTCCCGTTCCACCTTTATATTATATAGTCGGTGTGTCTTTTGGCGGTTGTACGTTATTCGCCCGTTTTGTAGGTTTTCGGGCTTGAGCAAACACAAATCCCCTATATTGATACCAATTAAAAGAAACGAAAGGCAGAACGCATCATAATAACGTTGCTTCCACGGCTCAACCTTTGCCGTAAAGATTTTACGGATGGCATCGGGAGAAAGGTTTCTTTTTGCCGTGGCCACGGGTGTAATCTTGTAACGTCTAAACGGGTAGTGTGTCGTTACCTCGTTGTCAAGTGCATCGTTAAACACGGCACGGATGTTTCGGAGGTGGATGTTACGGGCATTTATGGACGGGGAGGTCGTACCACACCAACGGAAAAAGCCATCCAACCATGATTTCGTAATGTCCTCAAAAAGCCGTTGTGAGGCATTCAAATCGTATCGGCTTACTTGTACCCAAGTTGCATGATACAAAGCCCGTGTCCGTGGGTTTTCGTGCGTTTCCGTAAAACGCTTGTACCATTCCCCAAAAGTGACGGGTTTCTTTTCTTCGGGCGAAAGGTATTCCCGAATGATGTCACGGACTTGTGTTGCGCTTTTGCCCTTAAATGCCCCCGTCGGTTGAAGCGAAAGGATTGCATTTTGCCAGTCCGTGACGTGCTGCATGATGACGGAGTTCAAGAACGTTTTGTTCGGGGTTACTACCACCAACCGCCGACGTTCATCCCATTCGTCCCGTCGTAGGTAGATACCGAGTGACTGGTGCGCACTCTGCCCGTGATGGGAAATTGTCAGCTTCACGGGATATGTCCCGTCTTGCTTCTTCGCCCGTGTGTCTAAAGTAACTCTAACACTTGCCATTGATTTGCATTTATTTTGCAGCGAAAAACATCCAAAAGGAGCATGGAGTAACAAAACGTTACCCCATCCCCTTTGTTGTTACATCCGCTTAAAATCGTGGGAAATTGAAGCGGAGAGAACAGGATTCGAACCTGCGAACCAGTTTTGCCGGTTACACGCTTTCCAGTTGCAACGACCCCTCTTGTAAGTGTTTGGCTTTCTTTGGCTTACGTCCGAGGGGTTTGGCGATTGCATTTGGCTTGCATTTTTTGACCAATTCGGCCGACCACCCCTCACGATAGAAAACACCCTCGCCCGTGAGTAACCACAATGGCGAAACCATGTAGTCACGGACAAGGAACGTCAGCCATTCAACATGAATGCCCGAAAGGGTTGAACGCATCACGGACATATTGCCCCGATTGGTGTGGTATCGGTCTGCAAAAGTCTTTAGTCCACGGATGCAACCATCTGCCGCCAGTCTTTCCAATGCCGCAAAGAAACGGGCAACGATTTCTTTTTCTTCTTTCATTTTCCCTGCATTTTTTCAATTATAGTCAGTAATCTATCAATTTGCTCGTCACGTTTCTTGAGTGCATCATAACCCCCGACGTTGATGGTGTTTGACCCCGTTACGTTGGTTTGGTTATTTACACAACTTTCCCCGTATAACTGGCAGATGGGAACGTCAAGGAATTGGGCTACCTTTTCCAACGTTCCCGACTTTATATCATTTGACTTGAATGCCGAGTTTAAGGCTTGCGGAGTGATGCCAAGAGCATCGGCCACATCTGCCAGTTTACGACCATTTCGCTCTATTATGTGCTTTAATGTTAGTCCATCCATCTTAATAAAAAACTTTATAAAATTATTAAAATACCTTAAAATCATAAAGGAAATTTTGCTGTGAACAAAAAAACCATTATTTTTGCAAACGTATTTAGTAAATCAATGCTACAAAGTTAAATAAAATCTTTTAATTACAAAACAAAAATGGACAAAAATTTAATGACACCGAAAGAAGAAGCACGTAAGCAGCTTCACGACAAGATTTGTTCTGCATTCGTTCGGATGCAGGCCGAGAACCCCACGGCGAAGAACTGGCGTTTCATTACCCGTTTAAGCCGTCAACACTCCTACACCCCACAAGGGATTTATTCAATCTTACGACGTAACAATCTAATTGACTAAAGAACCATGAACCCGAAGAATTGGACGAGAGAACAATGGGATGAGTTTTGGAATGCCGCAATCCTACTCCCTGCGCTTTTGATGTTTTACGCTTTAATGTGGATTATAGCATGACAACGACCGAGCCTAACATCCCCGAAACCGGCAAGTTCAACGTTACCGAAACGTGTGCCCTTTTGGGTATTCATCGGAACACGTTGGAACGTTACCGCAAAGCCCTTAAAATCCGTTGTGGCATCCGAATGACCACGGGACGGAAATACTACACGGGACGAGAAATTAAACGCCTTTGGCGTGGTGTTTAACAACTTAAAACAACAAAACAACATGATACAAGAATTTATCGAAATGGAAAGACTTGTGACTGGTTTAGTTGATGCCTTTAACGACCTTAAACGCAAGTACAACCCCGAACAACCGAAACAAACGGAATTAGAGTTTGCCGAGCAACCCGAACAACCACAACCCCGAAAGCGAAAGATCATTGTTAACAAGGTGTGTCGTTCAAAGAAAAGAGCCGCAATAAATTTTGAAAACTACATATACGCAGTGTGGTGTGAATACCGCCAAAAGGGAAAGGTTGAGAAAATTAGCCGACTGCAAAGCCAGTTCCGCATCGGGAAAACCCCGTACAATCTCATTAAACGATTTGTGGAAAAAGATAAATGCCCATCCGCAAACGACATCCGCAAAGCTGCCGAAAGTATTTCCAACTATTACAAGGAAAAGAAACATGGATGAATATGAACTGGACAAGATGTGTGAACAACACCCCGAATGTAACTGCGATTGCATGACGTGCCCGATATTCGCAAAGTATTATTATTCACAAAACCAATAAATCAAACAAGTATGGAGAAGAAAACAAACGAGATGGTGTTTATTCAATCAAGATTGAATGCACCCAAGAAACAACGGAACACCTACGGGAATTATAACTATCGTTCTTGCGAGGACATCCTCGAAGCCGTGAAACCATTGTTGGCCGAAACGGAATGTGTGTTAACCATCCATGATGAAATCGTACAAGTTGCAGACCGCATCTATGTAAAGGCCACGGCAACACTCACGACATCAACTGGCAAGGAATACACGACAACGGCCTTTGCCCGTGAAGCTGAAACGAAAAAGGGCATGGATGAAAGCCAAATCACGGGAAGCGCATCCAGTTATGCCCGAAAGTATGCCTTGAACGGGTTGTTTTGTATTGATGACAACAAGGATGCCGATGCCTTGAACGTGAACAAGGAATACACCGAAAAGCCCGTGAAAGTAAAACACACGAAAGGCCAAGACACACTCCCACCCGTTGGCATTGCCATTGCCGAGGTGGAGGGTTGTGTTTCCCGTGCCGAACTGAATGCCGTGTGGAACAAATTTGCGGCATATCAAAGCAACTCGGATTTTGTGATTGCCGTGCAGAAAAAGGCAAGCGAATACCCCAAATCCTAAAACAACATGAAGAAAGAAACATTGAAAAAGAGTGTGGTAGACTTTGACGAGCCTACCCACTCCTACCAATCCAAAGGGAGAAACCCACAAGGGATTACACCGATTGTGAATTGGGTGTTTAATAAGACTTACGACGGCATCCCTGCCGATGTATTGAAAAAAGCAGCAGACCACGGCACGGACGTTCATCATGCCTGTAAGCTGTGGGACGAAAGCGATTTGATCGTGGGGGAATACCGACGTGAGGTGGAGGCATACAAGGAACTCAAGGAACGTTCCCAGTTAACCACGTTGGCCAACGAATACACTTGTGACGTGTACGATGCCGAATGTGGCTACGACTTTGCATCACAAATAGACATCGTTTTTCAGCCCGATCTAAGCGGTTGTTTCCCGTTGGCCGACATCAAGACCACAAGCCAACTACACATTGAAAACGTGACCCTCCAGTTATCAATTTACGCATTCATGTTTGAGCAGCTTAACAAAGGGAAACGTGCAGGGAGATTGTTTGCGATTTGGCTTCCAAAGGAACAATATGGAAACCCCGACATCGTGGAGGTGCAACGCATTCCGAGTGATATGGTGGAGTACATTTTACAACAATACGTCAACGACGGGGATGCCGATTATTGTGCTAAACTGGTACGACTTTATCTCGGCACACCCACCACGACGGAGAACTGGTTGCCTGCCAACATTAAGGACGTGGAACTTGAAATCGTGCGTATAGAGGAGGAGGCCAAGAAATTGGATGCCCGTTCCAAAGAACTCCGTGCAGGGTTATTGGCCTTAATGGTTGAACACAACGTGAAGAAATACGATGGCGAACACATCACTTTGACACGGAAAGAAGCAGGGACACGGCAAACACTTGACACGGCAAAGGTTAAAAACCTATACCCCGAAGTATATGCCGAATGCCTAAAAGAGAGTAAGACAAGCGAAAGTTTATTATTAAAAATCAAGTAAAAGACTATGGTAATCATCACAACTACTGGCAATCTCGGATCAGATGCCGAAGCAAAACAAATCAACGGAAAAACCTACATTTCGATGAACGTGGGTTGCAGAATGAGAAAAGATATGACCCTTTGGGTTAACGTACTGACAAGTTACAACGAACGACTGATGCCGTACTTGAAGAAAGGCCAGTCCATTATGATTTCGGGCGAAGTAGAAATAAAGGGCTTCTCCCGAAAGGATGGCGGTGTCGGTGTAGACGTGAGTATGTTTGCGTATTCGTTACAACTGGTGGGACGTGCAGAAAACGGCCAACAAGCCACGGAAACTGAACGGCCTAACAACTACCAAGCCCAACCCCAACAAACGCAACACGGGGCGAATACGGGGCAAATAACGGACGAAAGTAACCTACCATTCTAACATGAAAGAAGTAGTAATAACAAAGACGGGCGGTCGGGTGTCAATGAACGTTGACCTCGACGGCCTCCTTTCCACCTTGCGCAACGGGGTTTATACAATGACAATCAAGCGCAAGAGCGAAAGACGGAGTGTTGACCAAAATGCGTTGATGTGGATGTGGTTTACCTGCATCCAAGATGCCACGGGGACACCGAAAGAGGATGTTAAGTTATACTATCAATCCAAGTTCCTACGGAAATGGGTATCATTTGCAGGTGAATCCCCTACGATGGTAGTGTTGGAAACCAGTAAACTAACAACCGAACAATTTACCGAGTTCTTAAACAACATTCAAGCCGATGCCGCATCGGAATTAGGTATAACCCTACCCACCCCCGATGACCTCCATTGGCAAGCATTCTTTGAAACGTACAAATGACCTTAAAACAACAATGGCAATAATTATCAAGGATTATATAAAAGAACTATGATTATAGCGTGGTTTTCATGCGGTGCGACTTCTGCCGTAGCGTGCAAGAAAGCACTACAAATGTATGACGATGTGCGAATTATCTATATCGAAACCAATTCAGGACACCCCGACAATGAACGTTTTTTGAGCGACTGCGAGCGGTGGTATGGTCAGCCGATAGAGCGAAGACACAACGGAAAGTATCAAGACGTGGATGACGTGCTGTTGCGTAAGAAATACATCAACGGACCGAACGGAGCTGCTTGCACGTCACTGCTAAAGAAACAAGTGCGATACATGGTGCAAGACGAACTGAAAGAATGGGACGGGCAGGTGTGGGGCTTCGACTACTGCGAACGAGAGGTTAACCGCGCCATTCGTTTTAAGGAACAGAACCCCGACACTAAGCCGCTCTTTCCACTTATAGAGTTAGGCATTACCAAAGAAGATGCGCTCGGCATCTTGTGGAAAGCGGGCATCGACATCCCTGCTATGTATCGTCTCGGGTATTCCAACAATAATTGCATCGGCTGCGTGAAAGGCGGCATCGGCTATTGGAACAAGATACGGCGCGACTTCCCCGACCGCTTCCGTCGCATGGCTGAGATAGAGCGGCAGGTGGGTGCAACGTGTCTAAAAGATGAGAACGGACGCATCTGGCTTGACGAACTCGACCCCAGCCGTGGTGACAAAGTGAAACCCATCCCGATACAATGCGGCATTGTCTGTGAGATAGAGTTTGCCGACATCATGGATGAGCGCACCCAGTTAATTATGCAAGGCAAGATAAGCATCCGTGATGTGCAGTAACCATGAACTCTAACCCTTAAAACAACAATCCGAAAAAATAATCGGAAATATGTTTGGCACTTAAACATTATTTTTGTAAATTTGCACCGACGAAACAATTACAACATGGTAAACCAAAGAAACATAACACCGAAACACCCGTGGCAAGATTGTAATGGTCTTGCCCTGCCCCGTAATTGGCAGCGTCAACGGGCGGTTTCGGTGTACTTTTATAGGAGTTATCCCCAATGAAAGAGAGCATCGTAATTTATGCAAGACAACGAATGGCATTGAAACGACTGACCGATGCCCAACGGGGTGTCTTACTGGATGCCCTATTAACCTATGCAGGCGGCGAAGAACCTACGTTCACGGACGGGATGGTTATGGTTGCCTTTGATTTCTTCCGCACACAAATTGACATTGATAGAGCGAAATACGATGAGGTGTGCGAGAAAAGACGTGAAGCAGGCAGAAACGGAGGTTTGGCAAAAAAAGCAAATGCTACCAAATGCTACCAAATGCAAGCAAAAGAAAGCAAAACAAAGCATGATAATGATAATAATAATAATAATGATAATGTAAATGATAATGAAAATGTTGTTATAGTGCCTACGGCACAACAACCACCACAACGAAAAACGGCAAAGTTCGTGAAGCCAACAATAGAAGAAATTCGGGCTTACACAACCGCCAAACACTACACGTTTGATGCCGAAGCATTCTTTGCGTACTATGAGAGTAACGGATGGAAAGTAGGCCGAAACCCGATGAAAGACTGGCGGATGGCCTGCACCACATGGCAGAAGAAACAAAACGAAAGGAACAACAATGGAAACAATCAACACCCGACCGATGAACAAGTCATCCGAAACACCTACGAACTCATTGAGGAACTCGGAACACGGCCAGCGTATAATGATGGTAACATCCCGTTTTAACAACGTGGAGGGGCTTATAACAAAGGCCAACGTTGACACACAAGTGTATTTCGCAACCCGTGAGGAACTGGCCGTGATGGGGGATTTCCCGACACTTGCAGAAGTGAACAACGCATTCGGGAACAATGCCTCCGCACAATGGCTTTCCGTGCAGCTTGCCGATCTAACACTCTACACGGGTGCGAAGAATATCAACAAGCGGCAACAAGACCAACTTGCCCAAATCATCACGGCACAATTCTACTGGATGAAGATAACGGAACTTTTGTTATTCTTTCATCGCTTCAAGTCGGGACGTTACGGCCATTTCTTTGGCAACGTTGACCCACTTGTTATTATGGAGGCTTTACGGACTTTTGTTGCAGAGCGAAACGACATCATCCACGACGTGGAGGAACGGGAACGAAAGGAACGGGAAGCAACGGAACAACGGGAAAACCCACCAATCAGTTATGATGAATGGAAACGTATTAAGGCCGAAAGGGAAAAGAATGCCCACAAAGCAACATAAACGCCCCGTGACGGCCTTAAAACCCTAAAGTGGTATAATTACCCACAACGGAAAAGATAACGGCTTAAACGCAATATTTTAACAAAATAACAAACAACATGGAAAAGGAACACAAAGAAACAATTAAGTTGCACGTTGAACAATTCGACAATGGTTTTACGATTAAAGTAATCGGAGATGAGGGAAAAGTAACGACGGCGGAAGTCGTGCAAGCCTTTTCCGACCCTAAAAAACCTAACAAGGCGAGGGAGTGGCGAGAGAGGATTGGCACTTACATTGCCGATGACCTTGAGGCTATGTTAAATCTTGCTTGTGCAAACGTTGCCGAAATAACATACACAATCACAACGACGGAGGATGTGAAATGAAAGACAATGACAAAGTAATGGCCGCAGCCTTTTCGGTGGTGTTGGCTTTGGTGGTGTTCGTGGTGTTGGTAATTGGATACGTTGCCATTTTCAAGCATCGGGATTGTGTGACGAGAAGTGAGTGTCACGAAATAGTTGATAGTGTTTTAACCCAAATTTACGACTGATATGAACATCTTGACATTTTTTGCAGGACGAGAAGATAACGGGGATTTGTACCTTTTCCGACACCAACCAGTATGGACGGGGGAGGTGTGGAGGAATAGCCCGAAGAACAAGTTTGAGGACGAAATCTATATTGGTAGTATTGACGTATTACCCGAAATAAGCAGCCTACCCCACAAGCCCAAACGGGTAACGATGGCACTTGCCAAAGGACGTGTCGAAGAACTGGAACTCTCCATCCTACGCAGGGTTGCAGAAAACTACGGGGGACGGACGATAGAAAACATCATACAAAACTACGAACAAATAATCAAGGAACGAGATGAAAACAATAAAAAGAAATACGTGCAAGAAACCCACATTTGAAAACGACGAGAAACAACGTCTTAAAAACGTGGCGAACATAATGGAAGCCATTACGGGTGCCATCCCCGATGGCAGCACAATACACGATGTTGTTGATGCCCTTTGTGGAAAGACGGCCGAAATCCTTGCATTCATCCACAAAGATGCAGGACGTGATATTGGACAAGGGTGTTATGAGTATGTTGTTGACTATTTCAAACACGCATACGAAACAATTCTTAAGGAGGAGGAACACGGATGAAGATAATAAGCGCAACACAAATTAACAACAAACACGTTGCCGATATTTACAAATTGGAATGTGTGCAACAAATATCAAAGGATAGCATCAGCACAAATCCAATATTCGAAGTGTACCTACCAGCAGGGCAGATCGACGAAATATATGTCATCTTGTATCGTGGTATGCTTGTGGATGGTAGCCCACGGGTTGCACGACTTTCGGACTGGTTGTGCGAAACCGATAACGGGTGGTTAGTCCTTTCCAATGACGAATACCAAAAGCAAAAGGAGGAACGCGGATGAAATTCGATATCTACATCGGTATTGACCCCGATAGCATCAAATCGGGTGTGGCCTGCATTGATCGGGAAAGCAGAAAGTGCGAGGCATGGGCATTGGACTTCGCCGACGTATTGGAAAAGCTGAACGACATCAAACGGGATGCAGACCGACAAGGAAAGAGTGTCGTGGTGGTCGTGGAGGCGGGTTGGTTGAACGATAGTAACTGGCATCTAATGCCCCGTGATAACAAATGGCAGGCCGCCGCCAAAGGGAAAGCCCTCGGACGTTGTGAGCAGACGGGGCGGTTATTGTTGGAAATGGCGGAGCGCATCGGGTTGAATTGTGTGGCACGGAAACCCCTCCGAAAGTGTTGGAAAGGGAAAGACCGAAAGATAACACATGAAGAAATCCAAACGTTTACACACATCCAACGGAAGCGCACCAACCAAGAGGAACGTGATGCCCTTTTGTTGGCATGGGTAGAGGCGGAATTGCCGATTTTTATTAAATCACGTTAAAAATTCGGTTAAGTGCTTGCAAATCAAACACAAATACACTATCTTTGCGGTAGATATATTCCCAGTTAGGTTCATAAGAAATTATAACGTCTTTAGCGGAAGACAAGTTTTACTCATAACCAAAGTAATTATGCATTTTTCCTCCAGTCTGCGAAGATAGGAGGTTTTGAAAAGAGAATTATTGATTGCAATATATTTCGCTAATAACGAAACCCGTGGCAATGGATAAAAGCCCTTAAACCAGTGATGCGAGGGAACAAGACCTCGACCCGCCCGTAGTGCTGAACACTTAACCAGTTGGAGCGACACCGACACGGGCGCACGATGAATAGTTAGTTTTTCATATGTTAGGTTAGATTTAGTTTTTTAGTTTTTAGATTGTTGTTTTAGCCATAATGGTAGTAATCCAACACTCCCCCGTTGGTTTGTGAAAATAGACGGGATTTTGAAGAAGAAACAAGTAAAACGATGATAGATGATTTGTACTTTAAGTTAGTTTATTTTTGATTATTTAGGTGGTATTATTCTTTGACATGACCCCCGTTGGTTCGGGAGAATAGACGGGAACACGGCACGGAAAGTCCGTAAACGAGAGCAACGGACGGAATAAACCAAACCACACCCCGAAAGGGTGTATGTTTCAAAAACCTCGGATGAGCGTGGGAGCGTTACCCACCCGTGCCACAGAACAACACAAAACAAACAATATATGGCAGAAATCAAGGAAGCGAAACTCAATGACCTCATACAAGATGACCGCAACCTAAACAAAGGAACGGAACGAGGTCAGCAGCTTATCGAAAAGTCACTCCGCGAGTTCGGTGCAGGGCGTTCTATCCTGCTGGATAAGAATAACCGCATTATCGCAGGAAACAAAACGCATCAAAATGCGGAGTTGGCAGGACTGGACGATGTTATCATCGTGGAAACCGACGGGACGAAACTCGTTGCCGTGAAACGTACCGACGTGGATTTGGACACGAAGAAAGGGCGGGAAATGGCACTTGCAGATAATGCCACGGTCAAGGTTGATTTGCAATGGGACACGGAACAACTGGAGAGCGTTGCAGAGGATTTTGATATTGATACGGAAGAATGGGACGTGGAAACGTTGAATGAAGAAGAGCCCAAAACACCGAAAGACATATCAAACGATTTTCAATTTGAATATAAAGTCGAGATCGCTTGCGCAAACGAAGCAGAGCAAGAACAACTATATAACGAAATGACGGGGAGGGGGTACGAATGCCGCATTTTGACATTATAAGGGAGTGTAAACCCGAAAAGACGTTCCGCGTCGAGTCGGTCATGGGAACCTTTGACTTGCAGACGGAACACATCAAGGAACATTTTGTCGGGAATATCGAACCGCCCGAAAAGTGGAACGTCGGTCTCATCGTAGGACGTAGCGGAAGCGGAAAGACAACCATCGCCCGAGAATTGTTTGGGGCAAAGGTCATCGAAAAATACAATTATACGCACGAAAGTATCTTGGACGATATGCCGAAGAGTGCAACGATGCAAGAAATAACCGCAGCACTAAATTCTGTTGGCTTCTCGTCTCCGCCTTCATGGTTGAAACCATATTCCGCGTTATCAAACGGAGAACGTATGCGATGCGACATAGCGAGAGCGATGCTGGAGAACGACGATTTTTTTGTTTTCGATGAGTTTACAAGCGTCGTTGACAGGAACGTCGCGCAAATCAGTTCGTTTGCGATACAAAAGGCAATCAGAAAGAGGGGGGGGCGGTTTATTGCGGTAACGTGTCACTACGACGTAGAAAATTGGCTCATGCCCGATTGGGTATTCAATACGGACACAATGACGTTTCGGCTAATAGACGCAGAAACGCAAAAAAAAAATCGACCAGCCATCGAGCTCGACATCAGAGAGATACGAAGCAAAAAACAGGAGGTTTGGCGAATGTTTGCTAAATATCACTATTTGAGCGCGTCGTTTAATAATGCGGCAAGGACGTTCGTGTGCTATGCTAACGGGTGTTTGGCTGGTTTCGTGAGCGCACTTCATTTCATGCACCCACACAAAAAGAACACGATGCAATTTCATCGAATAGTGGTCTTTCCCGATTATCAAGGCATAGGCATCGGAATACGGATGACAAACGAGATTGCCGACTATCTGAAAAGACAAGGAAAGAACGTGATAATAACAACGAGTAACCCTGCAATGGTGCGAGCTTGGGTAAAGGATAGGAAATGGAGCATGACGCGACGCTGCAGTTCGTCACTCGGCAGCGTCGGGGGAAAGATGCAGAATAAATACAAACGCGGTTCTACTTCAAGTGCAAGAATAACGTGTGCTTTTGAATATTCGGGATAAAGAACCGAAAGAACGCATTTACTCGCGTTTTAGCGCGTCCAAAACGAAAAGACGATAAAGTATATAGAAACAAAAAGATAACGCAACTAGCGCGTTTTTGTAGGAAAATAGCAAAATGAACGGAGTACGTCTTTACACCCTACGGAACAATGCCCCACAACCCACGGAGCAATGAGTTAAACCCCACAAAGCAATGAGATAGAGGTGACAAAGCAATGAGATACAACCCCAAAAGCATTGAGTTACAAGGTACGGAACAATGCTCCGTAACCTACAAAGCATAACAACGGAGGAATAAAACGAATGACGTGTAAGGACTGCAAGAACTTTTCGGAATGGGTGTTTGCGAAGTGCGTGATTTGCTCATGCAAGCCAAGTCCTACGGGACACCCCGAAACGTGTTCTTACTTTCAAAGGAAATAACGATGATTAAATACACGATAGACGATATGCCAAACGACCGCCCGAATTGTGGTAATTGTACCTATCGGGGAGTGGGATGTGCAAGGGCAACGGCACGACTGAAAGATGGTGTCCGTAACTCATGCACGGGGAACGTGGACGGCTACGTCTATCGGTGTGTAAACTATCAAGGGAGGAGAAAATGAGAGGGAAAGAAAACCTACAACCTTTGCCAAGCCGAACAAAGGAGAAACAAAGGGAAATCCAACAAAAAGGCGGTAAGGCATCGGGGAAGGCACGGAGGGCAAAACGAACACTCCGTGAACTGGTGGAGATATTCGGCAATTTGGCCGTAAGTGACGAAGCCCGAAAGAAGATGAAAGAGTTCGGTATTCCCGAAGAATTGTGGACACGAAAGATGCAACCCGTGGTAGCCCTATACAACAAAGCCAACAAAGGGGATGTCGGGGCATTCAATGCCATCCGTGACATCACGGGCGAAAAGCCCGTGGAAAAGACACAACTTTCGGGAGGATTGGACAATAACATAACAATCGGCTTTGTGGAAACTGGCATTGAGCCAGTCGCAACCGAGGAGGATGTGGACGTATGAAACGGAATGCCATCCGTGAAACGGAAATACACTTGTGCAGGGAGTGTCGGCACGCCGTGCCCGTGCAACGCTTCCACACGTTGAGCATAAAAGGTGAGCCGACCCTTGCAGAGTGTCCATTTTCCCATGCAAGATGCAGGCTTCTATCGGAAAGGGCTTGCCAAACGCATTTTAAGCCCCGTTAACGGGCTTTTGTGTTGTTACCCTAATAACTACCCACCAAAACGGAAATAACGCAATACAAGCAATATTTTAAGGAAATAACTATGATGCCGTTCAAAGTCATTGGGGGATTGTTCCGAGCCAACACGGATGACCGATACCGAACATTCGTCAATCAAGGCGGAACGTCAAGCGGAAAGACCTACACAATCATGCAGGTTCTTTTCTATTATGCAATGACCGAGGCAAACGTTATCATTACCATCGCAGGCCAAGACTTGCCAAACCTAAAAGTCGGTGCGTTGCGTGATGCAAAAACCATTATCAACCAATCGGAATGGATGATCCAGTTTTTTCACGTCAACGAAAGTGGTAGTTACATAACGGGGAGAAACAATTCCGTTTTGGAATTTAAGAGTTACGACAACGCACAAGATGCCAAGAACGGAAAACGTGATTACTTGTTCATCAACGAGGCCAACGGCATTCCTTATGATATCTACTGGCAGCTTCAAATCCGAACACGAAAAAAGGTTTATATAGATTACAACCCGTCGGCAAGGTTTTGGGCACACGATGATGTTATCAACACCGAGGGCACGAAACTCATTATTTCCGACCATCGGGGAAACCCGTTCTTAACTGACGAGGAACACCAACGAATAGAGGGCATAACCGACCCCGAACTTTGGAAAGTCTATGCCCGTGGACTGACTGGCAAGATAACGGGTTTGGTGTTAACCCGTTGGGACATCGTGGACGAGCTGCCACCGAGAAGCGAATGGAAAATGGATGTCCGTGGCATGGACTTTGGGTTTACCAACGACCCCACGGCATTGGAACACCTTGTCCTCGCTCACGGGGAGTTATGGGTGGATGAGGAGATCTATGAAACGGGCATGACAAACCAAGACATCGCAACCCGAGCAAAGATATTAGGTTTAGGTCGTGGGGATTTGATAATTGCCGATAGTGCAGAGCCAAAGAGTATTGCCGAACTCCATAATTCGGGATTGTATGTCGTGCCATCCGTCAAGGGTGCAGATAGTATCGCCGTGGGGTTGGACATCCTCCGTCGCTACATGATACACTTTACACGTCGTTCCGTTGGTATCATTGGAAATGCCAAGTCGTATCAATGGAAACGAGATAGGGACGGGAAATCCACTAACGACCCACAAGACGGAAACGACCACGGAATAGATGCCGTTCGTTATGCTGCATTGATGAAATTAAACACCCGTAGGCAGGGAGGCGCACGGGCAAAGATTGGGAGGTTTTAGGTATGGACAAGAACACAACATTCGGCCATTGGCGGAGGGTAGCCCCCTACACGGATTTCAAGATGCGGAAGTTTTCCCGTCCGTTTTCCGTGTGTGGTGTCACGACACCCGAAACGCTCAATGAGTTAACCATCGGCCAGTTGATAGACCTTTCGGGCATTTCCGACTTCGACGGGATGCACACTATTTGTCAAGTTATTCTCAACCTTACACCCGAACAAACGGACGAGGCACTTGCCACGGAGGTGGTGCGTTTCGTGGGTTGGGTGTTGGGCGAAGTGGAAAAGATAAACAAGTTATTCGAAAGAGCCTCCCCAAAGCCAACGGATGAGGAGGTACGGGCAGGCATAAACAAGTTGAATTTCGGGTTGTTCGGCATGATAGACTACTATGCTTTGCGAATGGGAATAACCGACCATGATGACGTTTTGAACGTTAAATGGATGCGAATTTATAAGTGCATTGACATGGACAATAAAAAGGCACTATTTCAAAAACGATATCAAGAGGAGATTTTGAATGAGTATCGCAGAAAAAATCAAGGCCGTCATTAAAGAGGCTTTCCCCGAATGGACATTGATTAACGGGGACTGGTATGAGGTGGACAAACAAGTTAACAAACGACCTTTGCCCGCCATCGTCACAATCTTGCCAAACGGGGGAAACATCGTAACCCGTAACGGGAGAAAGTACGACACGGAAAACAACCTCATCGCATTCGTGGACAAAGTGCCAAAGGATGCGAGCGGCGAAAATAACGTGGAGGTTTACAACCGCATGAAGCAGGCCGCCACATGGTTTATCGCAGCCATGAATGCAAGCGGACAATTTGAGCCAATCACGTCGTGGAGTTATACGACCATCTACGAACAACTTTCCGACATCGTGACTGGTGTCATGGTACAAGTTCAAGTCACGGAGGCACGTTGTTAAATGGCGGTAACATTCGACACACGGAAAGGATCGGACATCGTTGCCGAGGAACTGGTTAAGCTGAAAGAAGCCATTGCCGCCAATATGTATGCAGAGGGGGCAGTCGCAACGGGCAACACCATCCGAAGCATGAAAGTGATAACGGAGGAATACGGGGCACGACTGGTCACTACTGGACGGATGCCTTTCGGGGTGTTGGAAACGGGAAGACGTGGCGGCGCAGTTCCTTTGGGCTTTGAAGCCATCATCAAACAATGGATGGAGGTTAAAGGCATACATTCGGACAAGGTTAAGCCCTACCGAGGAAACAAGTATGCAAGCGCACAAGAACAAGCCGACTGGTCTATGGCCGCAGCCATTGCCCACACCATCCAACGAAGCGGAACACGGCTTTTTCGTCAAGGTGGACGAAACAACATCTATTCCAACGTTATTCCGCAAGCCGTGCAAGCCATCACGAACAAGATACGGCCATTTATTGAGGTCGTGGCGGTGGAGAGCATAAAGTTAAACATAAAGGATTTGAAAAACCAATAGGAGGAAAGCGAATGAGAACGATAACGGGCACGGACTTAACCCTAACCTACCCCGACGAACTTTGTTTTGCCTTTAACCCCGTGTTATGTATTGTCGGGGCATTGGCCACGTCGTTACGGATTAACGTGACGTGTGACGGGGAAACCTACACGGCCGATTATTCGGGAATGGCAGGGGGGCAAAAGATTTACGGAGATATGCAACAATTCTGCCAACGTTTCTTCGACGGGATTGACTTCTCACTTGACTACTCACAGGGCATGACCGACACGGGATTGGGAAAGGAAATGTCCTTTGAGGTCATCGCAGGTCATGTGTCGGGACGTAGTGAAACATTCACGTTCACGACCTTTGTTATTTGGGGCGCAAAACGTTGGGGAAAAGACACGTTTAACGGCTTCCGTGTCGTTAAGATGTGGGAGGGCTACCCGTTCACGTTTGGCCTATATGCTCAAGGCGGTGGGACGTTGCTTGTTGCAAGTGGACAAGCCCCACGGACACCCGTGGAAATCACGGAGGATGGTATGTTGGCAATTTCATCTTCTATCTTCCCCGACGATGCGGAATTTGTAACCCTTTACGACTATGCAGGCACACTCCAACAAGGTGTCTTTGACGGGACGTTTGACTTGACGTTCTATATGTTCCAAAACGTGGCGCAAACCTTACTCGCTCGCATTGATATTGACCGATGCCAGAATGAGGACGGGGTATATCTCCGTTGGATTGATCGCCACGGCTTTTGGTGTTACTGGTTGTTTGAGAATAGACAGGAACAACGGACAACGAATGCCGTTCAAGATTTCACACGGCCAAACCTACAAGGCTATACACCCGAATTTGGCTACCAACGTGGAGCAGGCCGACGGGCTGCCTACACCCGTGGCGGAGTGTTGCCGTTGGCGGCTACCCTTGTGGATGAAACATTGTATGACTACCTTTTCGACGTGGCATCTTCGCCCGTTGTAGATATGTATTTAGGCAAGGATGAAAACGACGTGGAGCAATGGATTGGGGTGCAAGTGCAGGCAGGGACATTCGCCCGTACCGACCAACCCCTCCAAGATTTCGTGATTAACCTTGTTTTGCCAACATATAACGTTCAAAGACTATGACACGACAAGAGTTATACATTGATGGTGTGTTGGCCGATATTGACGAGCAGACCAACGTAACGTTGAACGTCGCATCAAATCTTTTTCGTGACATCACGCAAATGATAGGAAATAACTCCTACACAATCCAGTTGCCACCGACAAGTCATAACAAACGACTTGTGGCCGATGCCGACATCATTGCAAGGCGAAGCCAATTCCCGTATCTTCGCCACACGGCAAAATACATCCGTGATGGTGTGCCAGTAATCCCAAACGGAATTGCCGTGCTTATGGGTATCGGGGAACGCATTGAGATTGTGATAACGTGGGGTGTTTCGTCTGCCCTTTCCTCGTTGGTGGAGGGGGATGCAAACCTAAACGACATCAACACCGATGACACCATTACATTCGTCCAAAGCCCCACAATCCCGACGTGGGATGATTTCAACGCAAACGATATGGTTTACCCGTATTTCTTCGCGTTGGCCGATTATAACAAACCATTGGAGGAAACGGACAAGTGGAACGAAGCCATTTCCCACGGATGGACGTGTGGTTGGAAACGTCCCGTGGTGCGTGTGCCTTTCATTCTACGGGCAATTTATCAACAATACGGGGTAACGTTTGACTTTTCCGAGGTGGAGGATGTTGTTAAAAATTTGGTTGTTCCGTTAGTTCACGACAAGCCGAATGCCCTTACATCAACACCCGATGTCGTTACCCTGCAAGGGACTACCCACGCAGACGGGGAGTTTCGTTTTTCGTTCACGTCCGACAACGGGGGAGGTGTGTTCAACCAAGTTACGGGGACGGCCACACGATTGCAAGTGACCGACCCGAAAGAAATCACTTTCTCGTTTGACACCGACGTGGAGGTTCCGTGGCTTGAAGGGATGTTTTTGTTTTTATATCAAACGGCATTCCGTGTCCAAATCTATGATGCCAACGACAACCCCGTGGACGATGCCTCACTCACGCAGGGTTTCAAGATTTACAAGCGCACCGACACGACAGTGACACTCCGTGTGCAGGGAACAATCGATGTTTCACTGCAAACGGGTTGGAGTGTTGAGTTACGTTTGGGTTGGGAGAACTCTCTGCCCATTTATGTACTTGACTATGGCAATAGTTTTGCAACGGCACTACTGGCCGTGCCAGTAACCATCAAGGCCAACGGAAGCGAGGAACACGTTCAGTTCGGGCAAGAATACCCGATTACATCCAATCTTCCCGAAATCAAGATAACGGACTTTGTTAAGACGTTGGCTTGCATAACTGGAACATTCCCCCTCCAACCGACGGAGGATGTGGTGCGCTTTGTTCCACTTTCAACCCCATGGGAGAACATAAACGGGGCGGTTGATTGGACACGACGTGTCATCCCAGCTTATGAGGACGAAAGACCCCGTTCAATGGCCTACACGATGCAAGGTTATGCCCGTGACAATAACTACAAATGGAAAGACGTGGACGGGTATAACGGCGAACTGGATGGAACGTTTGTTGTGCCAAACGATAACCTTGCCAAATCCCGTGACGTGATTACGTTGCCCTTTGCCGTTCCAAAGACAAGCCAAAGGACGGGCGAAGCACGAATCCCGATTTATGAGATTTCCAATTACGATGAACTGGCAGCAGGGGGAACGACACCGACGTACAATATTGACAATGCCGCCGACTACCTTTGCACGGCCTTTGCCGAAAGAGTTGTTAGGCACATCGCAGGCGGTGGAACGGCACGGGTTGCCATTGGAACTGATGGGTTGAATTTGCGATCCATTATTGATGAACGTTACCGAAACATTGAGGCAGCTTTAACGCAGGCGGTCATCATCAAGGAACGTGTCCGTCTTTCCGATGTGGACGTGATGGAGTTCGATGCCACGAAACCCGTGTACCTTGCCCAATACGGAGCATTCTTTGCCGTGTTGAACATCCAAAGCAATTCCGATGGCACGGCAGAGGTGGAAATGTTAGCAATGATTAGTAATAACCAATAGGAGGAAACACAATGAACGACGAGGAAGAAGTAATCCTTTCGGTAAAAGTAGATTATTCGGAAGCCATTAAGGGAATACAACTCTATGAGGCAGAGGTTAAGCATCTAAAAGAGGAACAAAAGGAACTTAAAAAAGTCATTGATAATGGAACGGCAACACAAGAACAACGGGAACAATACATCAAGACACAATCGGTCATCCGTTCTTATAATGACGATTTAAGACATCTTCGGAAAGAACTTGACCAAAACATGAAAGTGGAAACGGCCACAATGGATGGTCGTGCCGATAGTCTTAATGCCCTCCGTGCTTCACTATCATTGTTAACACGGAAATATGATGAGTTAGGGGCAAAGGAACGTAATTCGGACATCGGCAAGAATTTGAAAGACCAAATCAACGAGTTAACCGAGGCAATTAAGGCGGCCGAATACGGAACGGAACGTTATTTCCGCAACGTAGGTAATTACGACAATGCCGTTAAACCCTTGAAACAAGAGTTAAAGGAGATTGTCGCACAACTGGCCGAAATGAAACTCAACGGCCAAGCATCGGGCGAGGAATATCAACGACTTTCCCAACGTGCAGGCGAATTGAAAGATGCCATGAGTGATGCCAACGCAGAAATCCAACGCATGGCAAGTGATACGGGCGAACTGGACACCATCCTTTCGGCCATGACAACGGGTGGAGGTGTCTTTGAGGTTGCCACGGGTGCATTGGAGTTGATGGGTGTTGCCACCGATGACGTGGAGGAAGCCCAAAAGAAATTGCAGGCAACGATGGCGGTTGTGCAAGGTTTGACTGCAATACAAAACAACCTCCAAAAAGAGTCGGCCTTGATGTTGGGCGTGAGTGCCGTGCAGACATGGGCATTGCAGAAAGCGGAGTTAGCCGAAGCCGCCACGAAGAAAGGTGGCACGGCTGCAACCATTGCCGCCACCATCGCACAACGTGCTTTCAACCTTGTGGCAAAGGCAAACCCCTACGTTTTATTGGCAACGGCATTGGTGTCGGTGGTTGGTGCGTTGGCTTTGTTCTCCAAAGGTAGCAAGGAAGCGGAACGGAGACAAAAGGAACTCAATGCCGAAATGAATGCCACAAACGACCAAATAGAACGCATCAAGTCCGAAAGTGATTTCAACATCGAAATCGCAAAGGCAGCAGGGGCAAGTGAAAAGGCCATCCGTTCAATGCGTTTGGAAGCTGCACGGGCGGCATTGGCTTTGGCCGACCTCCAGTTGGACAAGGTTATCGCAGGCGGTGGAACAAAAGAACAAGTCCAAGCCGCACAAGAAGCATCACAAGCCGCATGGGATGGGGTTAAAAAGGTTCTTGATGAAATGACCATTGCCGATGTCAAGGCAAGAAACGAGCGCACGAAGAACATAAAAAAAACGGGAAAGGATGCAGTAGATGCACAAAAGCAAATCGCACAAGCCGAGCAAGATGCCATCCGTTCCGCACAAGATGCGCTCATTGCTTTAATGGTTGACGGGTTTGCCAAACAACGTGCCACCATCAATCTCCAATACCAACGTACCATTGAGGATTTGCAAAAGCAACTCACGGAAAAGGGTTTGACGGAAAAGGCACGAAAGGCCATCGAACAAAACATCGAAACGCAAAAACAACTTTGGAACAAGGCACTTGATGACCTCAATGCCGATGTCATTGCAAAGCAAATCAACAACGAGCAAGAACGTATCTCGTTGTTACTGGATGTCGTGAAAACGGACTACCTCAAACGTCGTGAATTACAACTCCAACAAATCAACCTTGAGGAGCAAGAACGTATCACGGCCGTAACAAAGGAGATTGAGGATGAAGCGGAACGGCAACGGATGATTGAGGCTTTGCAATTATCGTTCAATGCGAAACGACTTGCCATTGAACAAGAGTTTGACAAGCAAATGCAAGATGAGCAAGCAAGCCAAATCCAACGTGATTTCCAAATGCGAATTGATGCCAGTAACGACGAACTTGAAACGGCAAGACTGCAAATGGAGGAACGTTTGGCCTTGTTAAACAATATGCACCAGTTGGAGGGCGAAAGCATTGAAGCCTTTAACCAACGGAAACTTGATGCGGAACGTGCCTACCAACAATCGAAAAAGGCATACACCGACATGGAGGTCAAACGGGAACAAGAAAAGGTCAAGGCCATCGGGCAAGCCGTGGGAGCATTGGGCGATTTGATGGAAGAGGCAGGAGAAAACAACACCGCCGCCGCACGACTGGCAAAGGTGTTGGCATTGGCAGAGATTGCCATCAATTCGGGTGTAGCCATTTCCGCAGGCATCAAGCAAGCGCAAACGACAGGTCCGTTCCCTGCTAACATTGCCGCCATTGCCACAACTATTGCCGCCATCATGTCGGGCATCACGGCAGCTTTGAAAGCCGTGAAAGGAGCAAAGTTTGCGCAAGGTGGAACAATCACGGGGGAAGGCACGGGAACGAGTGATAGCATTACGGCACGGGTGTCCAACGGGGAAAGTGTCATCACGGCAAATGCAACCACGTTGTTCTCCCCCGTCCTTTCTGCACTCAACCAGTTAGGAGGTGGTGTCCCGATCATTGCCGCCAACCCTCAAACGCAGATGGGCGAAGATATGTTGGCCGCAGCCGTAGCAAAGGGAATGGCACTCGCACCCCGTCCCGTGGTATCGGTACAAGAGATAAACGATGTTGAACGTCGTGTGGAGGTTATACAAAATATCTCAAGTATATGACACAATACGAACTCTTAAAGGCTTCCGAAAGTCTTTGCCTTGCCCTTGACCGCAATCGGGTTGAGCCATCCGATGCCCGACACCTTGAAGTATTCGAGGAACTGGAACGCATGGAACGGGAGGGACACAAGAAAACGTTCATTATTGCCTACCTTTGCAGCCAGTACGAATTAAGCGAAGCAACCCTCTATCGCATTGCTAATCGCATGAGGCGGCAAATAACGTAAATAAACGGGGTTGTACGGCCTTTTCTTTGAAAAGTGGTATAATTACCCACCTACGACAAGAAAGGCCGTTAGACGGGATTTTTGGAGAAAATAAGGTTTCGGGAGGACTGGCAAAAGGTTCTTCCGAACTTTGTCTATATACACCCCCAAATGTGATAAACGTTTTGTAAAGAAATGTATAAAAACGGCTTAAACACTTAAAAAGTATTAAAGAAACGAATTTTCTTTATACAAAATTTTGTATATCTTTGGAAAAGCATTAAATTTGCAACGTGAACAATAAACAACAACAAACAACAACTTAAAACAACGAAACAATGAAACTGAACGAATTACCCCAAGCAATCCAAGACAAGATGCGTGACGAACGCAAGAGCCTTGTAAAGACGTGGCATCGCAACGACCCGTATTACATCTGCTTTGTCAACGAGGATGGAACACGTTACTTTGAAGCATCACGGCATTGCCATTCGTGGAGCAATGATAGAGGCGCATATATGCCTTTTGGCGGTGGCACATACTGGACAATCAGTTACGGGAAAATTAAGTGGAAATCTTATACCGATTTGGGCGAAACGTGTTACAAATGGGTGTGTTCTTCGGAAATTTTCAGCAAGGCCGCAAACGGCACGGAAATCCCGAAACGGCTTGATACAAAAAAAGAAGTTTTGGCCGTTGCTAAAGCAATCGGAATTTTTAACGTATAAACCAGTACGGGGGAGGTTAACCCCTCCCCTACTTTAACCCGAATACTAACAATTAAAACGATAACGAATATGGAATACACGGCAATTTACAACACACCGACGATGAAAGGTGTTGAGTACGCATTTCAAGAAAGTAATGACAACAACGCACGGCAATTCGCAGCATGGAAGTTTACGGCAGAAAACATCCTCATTGTAAACGAGGAAACTGGCCGTTACATCCGTATGGGGGAAACGGATGAACTTGAGAAAATCTATGAAAGTAGGCACAAAAACTTATAACAACATGACAAAGCAAGAAGAAACCCGACACCGCATCGGGAAACGCATTGCGGAACTACGAATGGAGCAAGGGTTAACCCAAACACAACTCGCAGAACGTTGCGGTTTAAGACAACACCACATTTCAAGGATTGAGAACGGGACGTATTGCGTGGGATTGGACACCCTGCAAACCATTGCCGAGGCATTGGGAACACGGGTTGAACTTTAGCCAGTAGGCACACGACAAAGGAGAGGGGCAAACACCCCTCTTTTTTGTATTCATCCGAAAACTGAAAAAGCCACGATTATTCAGTTTCCAAAACTGAAAGAAAAACTGAAAGACGCACCAACCCACAAAAACGGCCTACAACGTGTTAAAATGTGACTGCCTTAACAACTACCCATCTAAACAAAGAAAACGCAACACGGGGCGAATAAATGCCCTTTACGGGCATACTATCGGCCAACGATAGTCGAAACAAAACACGAAAAACACAAAAAAGACGATTTTCGGGTTATCTTTGCACCGAAATCAAGGAAAACCGAAAATGGCAACATTAAAGATTTACAACAATATCGAACGGGAAGCGGACAAAGCTGCCGCCCGTTTCTTCGGCATGGACGGCGGCACGTCTTACAAGGATGTGGACGAATTTTGCAATTCCATTGCCGAGGATGACAACGCCATTGACCTCCGTTTGCATTGTGACGGGGGTAGTGTCACGGAGGGATGGGCAATATATGACCGATTACGGGCAACTGGCAAAGAGATCACGGCCACGGCCGAGGGTAATTGCGCATCAATGGCAACGATAATCTATATGGCCGCACCAAAAGAACGTCGTAGGGCTTATGAAAATGCCCATATTTGTGTCCACAATCCGTGGATGTGTCCGTGGGCTTTGGGAGAGGGTGTCACGGCCGATGACCTACAAAAAGCCGCCAACGACCTCCGAAGTGAGCAAGAAAGGATGGTATCTCTCTACGTTGAACGTTGCGGATGTACCCGGGAGGAAATCCAGTCCCTTATGGACGAAAACAAGTATATTGACGTGGACGAGGCTATGAAACTCGGTATCGTGGGCGAAAGAGTTGCCCCAATGAGTGCGCACAAGCAAACCAACCATAACACCAACACAATGAAAGAAGAAAAAATCGAAGTTAGAGCGAGTGTCCTTGACCGCATCCTTGCCAAACTCGGTCTTAAATCCATTGAGGATTTCAAGGAGGACGAGATGCACGGAATGGACTTGAACACCGCAGACGGAAACACCATTTCCGTTGAACGTGAGGAGGGCGAGCCACAAGTCGGGGACAAGGCTTCTCCCGATGGCGAATGGCTCATGCCCGATGGCACGACCATTGTCGTACTTGATGGTGTCATTGCCGAAATCCGTCCAAAAGAGGAAGCTGCCGAGGACGAGGCCGACGATGACAAGAAAGGGGATGACCCCGAAACTGAATTAGACGAGCGTGATGAAGAAATGCAGCAACTTCGTGACCGCATTGCAGAACTGGAAAAGGAGAACGAGGAACTCCGTCAGCGTTTGGAGGAAGCCAACACAAATGCCAAGACAACCGATGATCTCCGCATCCTAAATCTCGTTAAGATGGCAGGGGGCGCAAAGGCACTTGCCCAAATCAAATCAACCTATAAGCCCGAAGAACGGAAGCCCGACGGAAAGATGGCCGAACAACGTGCCAACGTGACCGCAGATGGCATCCTTGAGGCTTTGGCCAAGATTAAGAAATAACCAACACAAAAACAAAGGAGAATAACAAATGGCTCAGTATTTCACTAATTTACCGCTCTCGCCCGAAAACCTTGCTTCGCTGCGAGATGCAATCATTAAAAAGGTCATTGATGACGAGAACATTCGTCGTGTGCTGACCATCAAACGTGTCCGTACTGGCGAGCCTCTTGCCATTATCGGCGAAATGGATGCCGTAGGTCATGCAGGCGCAGGATGCAATCCCACCTATGAGCAGATAGGCATCGGCAACTCGCTCCAGCGTTGGGCACTCGGTGCGTGGGAAATCGCACTTGAAATTTGCTACAAGGATTTTGAGGGCACGATGGCCGAATACGCACTCCGTGCAGGCACTCCGATTGGAGATTTGACCGACACTGAGATTATGGCCGTTTACCTTGAATTGCTTGAAACGCAGATGCGCCGTATGTTGTGGCGTTTGGCATGGTTTGGCGATACAACCGCACAGAACATCACGGATGGCGGTGTCATTACCAACGGCGAAGATGTAACCCTGTTGACCCCGAATGATGGTCTTTGGAAGCGACTCTTTGCTATCGCAACCGCCAACGCATCGCAGCGCACCACCATTTCGGCAAATGCCGCCGCCAGTTATGCCGCCCAAAAGTCGGCTATGCTTGCCGCAGGCTATGCAACTGGCATCGTGGACACTATCAAACTGGAGGCTTCGACAAAGGTCAACGCAGGTGGTGAGGCTACCTTGTTCGTGAACAAGAAATTTGCCGACTACCTTGCACACGACATCAAGGTTACTTATAAGGACAATTTGCCCTTTGAGCGCATCTTTGACGGCTTCTATCTTGCCTACTACGATGGTCTTCCCATTGTCGCAATCGAGGCATGGGACTACCTCATCGATAAGTATGAGAACACTGGCACAAAGTGGAACCTCCCGTTCCGTGCAGTTCTTGCCAACCCGAACAACCTCCTCCTCGGTGTGGACAAGGATGACCCGATCTCCACTCCCGACATTTGGTTCGAGAAGAAAGACCGCATGAACTACGTTTATGCAACTGGTAAGATTGACACGATGGTGGCACAGCCCGACCTCGTTCACGTTGCATACTAAACGTCACTCTCTCCATACTTTGCAACCGATGGCCTGCTTGCTTCCGTAGTGGGCAGGCCATTTTTCTTAACACAACACAAAACAAAGGAAAATATATATGGCAACAACTTGTGAAGCACTCATCGCACAAGACATCACGTTTGACTGCGAAAGTATGTCCGTCCGTGGTATGGAGGCCGATGGCCTTATCATCAACCGCGAGGATATTGATTTTTCGGCAACCATCTTCAATGCACAAAACCCCGCAATCATCGAAACCCTTGTCCTAAAGACTGGCAAGAAAGCCTATGAGGTGGTGCAAATGGGAAATACCCCGTTCACGGGACTGGTTTCAAACCTCAACATAGGCACTTACCGCAACACGTGGACACACGACATTCCCATTGCCGTTTTAGGCGATGACCCCGACGTGGTTAAGGATATCGTTGACCCGTTGGCAAATGGTACATTCGTCCTCATCTTGAAGAACAAGACAAAGGGCACGAATGGCAACGGCGAATACAAAGTCTTTGGGTATGCTCAAGGATGCCGTGCAAGCGCAGGCACGAACGACAAGTGGAGTGAGGAGACAGAGGGTGGTTATCTCATTACCTTGCAGGAGGCCAACGCGCCCAAAGCCGCTATGTTCTATTTCAAGACGGACTCGGCCACAACCGCCGCCCAGTACGAAAGTCTTAAAACGGCTGCTGCATGACCTATGACGAAGCACAACGATTGACCGATGGATTGAGGGAGCGGTTTAACGCCGCTTTCTCCCCGTCGGACAAAACGTTGATTAAACGTCTTTATAACGAGGTATTAGGCAAGACCTTTCGCCAAACCAGTTGCCAAAGGTGTTACCATGATGCCGTGATTGAAATTGCACTACATTTACGAAAGAATAAGACAATGACAACGAAAAAGAATTACACGTTGCGGTCGGGCTTCATTATTTCGTGTCCCGATTTCCACAACGGCCAACACTATACAAACGACAACCTTACGGACGAAATTGCCGCCGAATATCTTGCCAAATACCCACACATGGCAAAGTATTTCGCCACAATCCCCGAAAAGGCCGTTTCCGTGGCTTCTACGGCCACGAAACCCGTCAACCCTAACAACACCCCACGAAAGGGGAGAAAAGCCCGTAAAACCAATATTTCGGAAAAATAACCTATGAACGTAAGAACGGCAAAGATACCTCAACCCCGAATGGATGTGGATGACCTAACAAGGTTTCACATTCAAACCTACGGAGGGAACAACTTATACCCCCAAGACCTAAAACGTATCGTGCAGGCATCGGGAACGGCAACCCTTTGCCTAAATCGTTACGCAAAGTTCGTGGAGGGTTACGGATTTGGCGAACTACTGGCCGACATAAAGCTGAATGATGACGGAACAACCGCAGATGACATCCTCCATGATATTTCGGGGGATGTTGCCGAATTTGGTGGTTTTGCCCTACACGTCAACTATAACCTTTTGGGCGAAGTTGCCGACGTTCATCATGTCCCGTTTGAGTTTGTACGACTGGCCGAGGCTGACGATACTGGCCACGTTGCATCCGTCAAGGTTTGTTCCGCATGGGAGGGGAAAAAGGGAAAGGCCGTTTCCGAAAGTGAGATTGAGGAATTTCCCGTTTACAACCCCGACCCTCGTGTTGTGTTGAAGCAAATCGAAAACGTTGGCGGCATCGAAAAATACCACGGCCAAATCCTTTGGGCTTCGATGGACGGAAAGACCACCTACCCGACACCGATCTATGATGCAGCCGTGACCGCCATTTCCACCGACGAGGGATTGGACAACGTGAAATATCGTTCCGTGCGTAATAATTTCCTCGTTGCTTGTATGTTGGTCACGAAAAAGGGTGTACCCTATACAACGGAAAGCGGACGAGAAAAGGAAAACTCAATGATTTCCGAGGATGATTTGAGGGCATTCCAAGGGGATGAAAACACATCGAAAATCATGCTCGTTGAACTGGAGGATGACGAGGACAAACCCGAAATCGTGGAGTTTCCCGTCAAGAATTTCTCCCGTGAGTTTGAGATAACGGATGCCTCCGTGGTTGAACGTATCTACGCACAATTCCACCAAGAGTTATTTTACGCCATTCGAATGGGCAAATTAGGCTTTTCGGGGAGTGTAATGCGTGATGCCTACGAATACTATGCAGGCGAAGTGACAAACGAACAACGTTTTATCGAAAGAAAGTTTGCCGAGGTACTGGCACATTGGCACGATGTAACGTTACGGGGTGTTGAGGTCGGTATTTTGCCGATGCGTTATGGAAATGCAGAGGAGGACAACGTATGAACGGACACAAGCATTTAATTTCGGTTGGGGAGTGCCTTTCACTTGCCCGTCCCACATCCATCCACATGGACGATGACGAGGTGGCAGCTTTCATCAACGAGTGCGAAGATATGCACATTATTCCCGCCATTGGCTTTGCCAATTTCAACAAGGCCGTGGAAAGCGAGAGTTTTTCGGACGTTTTCGACGAAACATTTTCCGTTTCCATTTGGCTTGATGGTGGTGCATTCGTGGTCACGGATTGCGGATGCCAAGACGGACGGACTGAATGGTGTGCAGGCTTGCGGAAAACGTTGGCTTATTATGTGTACGCAAAAATGCTCCGTGCCGACGGGACGATTGTTGCCCGTGCAGGGGCAATGAGGCATAACGACCAGTATGCCAGTCACATTGACCCCAATCGAAAACAATACGATGACGTGATGAACGTGGCCGACCGCTATCTTTCTGGATGTATGTTGTATGCAAAACAACATTCCGTAGAGT